TATCCTTGTTAATTATATCTCCCATATATTATATATTTAAATAAAAAAATTTTATTTTGAATTATAATAATTATCAATCCAATTTTTATTAAATTGAAACATCATTAATAATTCATTGAAATAATTATTATCATCACATAATATTTCTCTTAATCCTAAAATATACCCTGTTTTTCTTTCATTCAAGATTTTTTCAGATGTATTATTATTTATTTTGTCTGATTTATCTTTAATATCATTCTCTAATTTATTAATTATACTTTGTTTTTTATTATTATTTCTAGTAATTTCTTCTTGTTTTTCTGTAAAATACTCTTGAAATCCTTTATAATAATAATTACATTCTTTACATTTAGCCTTATAAAAATAATATTGAAATAACCACGAGTCTGTATCTCTTATAACATCTTGTAAGCATTTATTTTTATCTTCTTTTGAATATTCCTCTAAATCTTTAGATAATAATTCTTTCTGATCATATACTTGATCTTCAATTTTAAAAGACTCATTTGATATATCTGTTATCAAATTGGATATATCATTCGCTTTTATTAATTTTTGTGTTGATTTTATATTATCTTTAATTTTATTATTATCAAATAAACTAAATATTCGATAATCGCTACTGCTTTTACTTGGAGATTTTCCAAGTTCTTTTAATAATTTGCTTTCTAAACTAGAGTTATCTTGATATTGTCTTTCTTTAGATTTGAATGGATTATATAATCCTCCCTTTTGTGTAAGACTTTCAAAATATAATATGACTTGAATTATGATATATTCAAAAGGTAAAATAATCTGTAAAATATTACAGATTATATCATTACCATTCTTCCTTAATTGTGCGATTGACACAAATTTTTTTTTATTTTTTACAAATCTTAAAATATGATGTTTTTTTAATAAATAATATAAATTTTCAACACGTTCATCATTTATTATAATAATAACCATTTTAGAACTTGGTACATAAGATAAATTAATTTTAATAGATTCATTTGAAAACGTATTCTCCTTTAACGTAAATTCATAAAAATTATAAGTTTTATTTTTAACGTTATATTTTAATAAAATTGTATCACCTAGTGATTTTTTTGGCACTTTCATATTTTCAATTTTCATTTTATCATTTACATAAGGTATATATTTTATAACATTATGTAATTCAATATCACTGTCGTTTATTTTCTTAAAAAAAGTAATCATTAAATTACCAGTTTTTTCAAAACTTACATTAAATTTTTTAGAGAATATTCCATAACCATCAGCATGTTTTGAGACAATTATTTTATTATTTAAATCTTCAAAAAATAAGAAATCCTTTTCCCTTTTCATTTTAATACTATTTTTTAAATGATCTGAATTATCAAAATTTAAAAAGGAAGTATATAGTTCATTAATATTATGAATATTTATAAAATTTTTAAAATAATAGTTATTTAAGAAGAATTTGTCATATTTATCATTGTCCATTACATTTATATTTTTCTTATTATAAAGGAAATAATTATTATCTAAGTTTATTTTCTCTAAAAATGAACTTATAAAGAAAATTGTTTTTATTTTAGATTTGTGAAACATTATCACATTATACTTTTTATTAAAATCTAGATTAAAAAAATCAGATTTAATATTAAACAATTCTTTACAATATTTATATTGTAATAAAGATTGTTTAAATATTAAGTTAAACTTTTTAACTTTTAGATTACTGTCATTATAGATATTATTAATTTTGTTATAATAAGTATTTTCTGGATCCATAAATTGCATAATAAAACTATTATAAAAATCATAATTTCCAAATAGGTCATTCATTAAAATTGTAAAAATTAATGAATAATTAATTTTATGCTTATCATAAAATGGTAAATTAATTTGATTTTTTTTTAACTCTAAATAAATTTGTGAATATAAATAAAAATCAATATCATTACTATAATATTTTCTTTTTATTCTTTGTGTTTTAAATGTATTATATAATGATTCATTAATTTCTGTATTTTCTATATTCATTGTTTCATTCTTCATATTATCTATTAAAATTTCATTTTCATTGTTCATTATAATATATTATTTAGATTTAATTTGAAAACACTAAACCACCCATTCCACCTAATATTCTTAAAACATTATAATTCGTTGCAAATATTATTAATTCATATCCTTCATACATATCTACACTATCACAATTAAGACTCGCATCTGTTTTTTTAGATAACCATCTTATTGCGAGTTCTAATTGTATTAAATCAATTCGTGACATATTACAGGTACCCGACGGTTGATTGTCTTCTGGATTAAGCGCAAATGAAAACACATTAACACCTGGACTGGGCGTAGAGGTATGATATTTATAAGGTTGTAAGTAATTAAAAAATATATTATCTTTGCTGGAAAATCTATCATTTCCATTAAACATTAATTTAGCATTATACATAATATTATTAACATTATTAAAAGAGTCACTATTTCTGTTATAATAATTATTTGTATCTAAATAACCATCAATACATGTATTTATAGTATTACTACTTAAATTAAAACCATTTAGAGTCCCTCTAATATAATTTGATTGGATTACATTTTTATTTGTATGATATAAACTTACTGGACCAAGAGGTTTTGAAATTACATTTGGATTATCAAATTTATTAGTAAAATTATTTTCAGAATCATTAAAATCATAATTATATAAACTAGAGGTGTAATTATTCCATTGATTTCTATCTTTAGCATCATTTCTTCTTAAAACCCATATTAATTCTTTAACTGGATGTTGAAATAATAAGTTTAATATATTTACAGAATTCTTAATACTTTCATCTAAATTATTTAATATGAAATGTGATGTTTGTACTTGTGTTATTAAATATTCATGATTTATTTGAGCATATTTACGTCTTTCATCTTCATCTAAAAATATATAATTTACATCTAAATAAGCCTGTTGAGACCATGTAGCTGAATTTTCATTACTACTATTTATGAATTTCCAAAATAAATCAAAACTATTATATCCATCAGATATCAATTGTTTTCTTAAATTAAAATTATTATCTTTAATCCCACTTAATGTAGTAAAGTTATCTGAAAATGAATTATTTCCAAAATTCATTAAATAACTTTCATTAAATATTTTATCAGGTGATATGGGTGGATTACCAACAGTAAATAGATCATTCAGTTGATTAAATTCAATATTTACAAATAATTCATTATATTGTAATGCAATCAAAGGAATTGCTAATCCTGGATTTCTACAAAACCAAAAAGGTAATGGAATATATAATCGTCTAGCTGGAATTGTTGGAATAATATTTATATTACTAGGATTATAGTTTCCATTATACAATGATGGATTATTACATGATGTAATATTTCCAATCATTGTATCGTATCCGTGTCGTTTTGACTTAGGCACTGTTAATTCATTCCAAATATTTAACCATAATCCATATTGTCTATCTAATACTTGTCCATCCAATAATATTTCAACATTATTTATTATATTCTCACCTAAATTATTAATCCATTTAAAATATTCACCTACTTGATTATCCTTAACTTTTGTTGGTAATCCATGTTTAAGACTATTAATATCATTTTCAATTTTAGTTTCTGGTCCAGAATATATATTAGGCAAATCATATACTAAATAAATATCATGAATTAAATCACCATTTCTATCAATTTTACATCTTAATTTAGAAGTAGAATTTGTATTAAAATTCGGTAATGTAACAAAATCTTGACGTATATATTCTGAAGCAAAATTAGTATGCTTCTTATATACAAATTTAAAAAAAGTTATTGATGGATTTCCAGTTAAATAGATATCTTGAGCTCCATATGCTATAAGTTGCATTTCTCCATGTGGCATTTTAAACTATATAATAATTGTGGATTAATAATTTTAAATAATAATCTATAATTATTATTTAATAGTAAAGATTTTTATTATTTAATTTTTTAATAGTAAAGATTTTTATTATTTAATTTTTTAATAGTAAAGATTTTTAATAAAAAATATCGTTATATAGACACATTTAATTATTACATATTCTTACTCTTTTTTAATAATGTTTTTTAAGAGTTCATCATCAACACTATTTGGATCAATACCTTTTGGTATCTTAATATTTCTTTCAGTTCCATTCTTTTCAACATATCGAATATACATTCCATAAGGACCTTCGAGAAGTTCTGCACGACCATTCATTAATACCTTTAAGGCCTTCTTTTTAGTTTTTCTTTGAATCACTTCGATTGCTTTTGTATTATCAATGCTCTCTAAATCGTTTTTTTCATTTTCATATAATGAAAAAAATGAATCATTATATAAAATACAAAAACCATATTTCCCTTTAATTAATTTTATAGGATTTCCATTATAATTTCCTAATTGTTTAGGATATTTATTTCTTTCCATAATTTGTTCTAATGTTATTGAATCTAAATTTTCACCTTTCAAATTTATATATTTAGGTTTTTTATCTTTTGAACCTTCGCCAATCTGAGCCAGTGGACCGAATTTACCAACTCTAACATATATTGGTTCATTTGTGTCAGGATGATTTCCAACTAAACGACCTTTATCAAAATCTTTATTTGATTTTTTTTCCATAATTAACTTATTATATATTATAATAAAATCTTTATAAAAGTTTTTTAATAAATCAATATAATTAATATCACCTTTTAAAACAGAATCTAAATTTTTTTCCAGATTAGCTGTAAAATCATAATTCAAAATTACATCTGTGAAATTTTCACTTAAATAATTATTAACACGTCTTCCTAATTCAGTAGAAGTCATTTTATTTTTTGATTCATTTAATGTAACTTTTATTTTTTCTGTTATTATATCTTCATTATTTTCTTTAATTGAATAATTTGTTATTTCTTTTTGAATTCCTTTTATATTTGTTTTTAAAATATATTTTCTATTCTGAACTTTTTCAATTATCGAAGCATACGTAGATGGTCTGCCAATACCTTTCTTTTCTAATTCTTTAACTAAAGAAGATTCTGAATAACGATCTGGTAATTTCTTAATTTTTTGTTCTGCTTTTATTTCTTTATAATTCATTTTATCATTTTTATCTAAAGATTTATAAAAATCTATTAATGGATTTTTAACATTTTTTGTATATAATATTCTATATCCTTTGAATAAACAATCCTCTATTTTAGAAATAAAAATTTCTGGATAATTATTATTTGCTATTTCTAATGTTATTACATTATATTTTTCATTACTCATCTGACTAGCAACAGCTCTTTTCCATATCAATTGATATACATTATTTTCTAAACCATTATTTAATAATGATTTCGTATTTACATTAGTTGGTCTGATTGCTTCATGTGCTTCTTGTGAATTACTAGTATTTGTTTTATATTGTTTCATTTTACTATATTCCGTTCCATATTTATCATTAATAAAGTCTTTGCATTCTTTTATGAACTCACTTGATAAATTTACAGAATCTGTTCTATGATATGTTATAAGACCATTATCATATAGCTTCTGAGCAATATTCATTACGGTTGAACTTGTTATCCCTAGGTTTTTACATCCCTCCTGTTGTAGTGTTGATGTTGTAAAAGGTGGTTGAGGTTTTCTCTCTTTGGTATCTGTTTTTATATTTTTAATATAAAATTGTGCATTTAAAGAATTCTTTAATAGTTGTAAATAGTTTATAACTTCTATTTCAATATCGGCCTTTATAATTATATCATCCTTGTTATTTTTATAAAATGAACCTGTTATTCTATAAAAATCTCTTTGTTTATAATTTTTAATCTCAATCTCTTTATCAATAATTAATTTAACTATCAATGATTGAACTCTCCCAGCAGAAGCAGCTCCATTGACATTATTCCATAATAATGGAGATAGTCTGAAACCTACAATATGATCTAAAGCCATTCTTCCAAACTGAGCATTTACAAGATTCATTCTAATGGTCTCTGGATTTTCTATAGCACGCTCAATTGCGGATTTTGTAATTTCATTAAATACAATTCTTTTAGTTGTATCTAAATTTAATGAAAGAGTTTTCATTAAATGCCATGCGATCGCTTCTCCCTCTCTATCTTCATCTGTTGCGATAATTACTTCATCGCATTTCGCTTTAGATGCTTTCAAGTTCTTAACAATCTTGTGCTTATCTTTTAAAATATCAAAGTTCATTTTAAAATTATTATCAGCTTCAATTGCAGTTATATCTTTTTTTAGACCTGTAATATGTCCATAACTAGATAATACTATATAATCTTTACCAAGGAATGATTGTATTTTTTTCGCCTTTGCAGGAGACTCTACTATTAATAATTTAGTCATCTTATAAACTAGCACGTATATAATTATTTATATAAAATCATTTTTTTTTAAATAAAAAATATTACTAAATATCATTCATAATTTATGGAATTTCAAATGATATTTAGTAATCCATTTATTAAAAACCATCTTTTCTGTTATAAATCGATGTCCTTGCGGAGATTTTTCATTCTGAATATAATAATTTTTTTGTTTTGTTTTTGGATTATTATAATAATGATAAGATGATTTTTCCTTTTCACCGCCAAAACCTATTATGTTTTTGTCTTGAATATAATGTATCATAAAGAATAATGCGAACCAACCTGTAGTAAGCCATGTCCCAGTCATTCGTCTAGACACGCCAGTGTATTTCTCAAATATTAAATCATTATGTTCAATTGCTTTCTGT